GAGCGGCCGACAGTTGCCAACATGGACGCGTCTGACTCGCCGTTCTGGTGGAATATGTAGGAACTTTTCAGACCCAGAGAGCATTTTTTAGTTTTTCTCCGACTGGCGAGATGTGTAAGAACTTGTTAGTACCTGACAATATTTTATAAGCTGTTCAACAACTGGCGAGATGTGTCCATAAATGTCCATGTTCTCTCGCTTAAATCTCAACATTTTTTTCAACAAAATACCACCGACGCCTACTTATATGCTTCTAGTTCTCTGTTCTGGTGGATTCTCGCAAAGTTTAAGACGGCTATCTGTTTGTACCTGTGGTAACTTGTAACGCTAGTTCCTGCCATTTCTACGCATTCGCTCATTGTTTTCTTTCTCATATAGCAATAATGGATAATAAAGTATTTCCTGGCTCGTTTATTCTCTATACTGTTGATGTCTTGGGCGAATATCTCCAACCCCTCACGGATTGCCTTTTCATGCTCCCCGCTCAAATTCCACTGATCAGGTAAGACAAGTTTCCAAGACTCTTCATCTATCCTAACTTGATTTTCACTCCCTGCCATCCTCTGGAATCTCAGAAAGTAAGTCATCCGCTCTCTTACGTTCATCATCGTTTTAAACTTATCCAGCTCCATTAGTTTGCTCCTTCATGATATAATATTATTGAGATTATAGCTGAGGCGGAGCGCCTTGGCTTTTTTTGCTATTTCTCTATGTTCGCTCTAGCTTCAAATGCTTTCCCGTGAGAAAAAATGTACAATGACGGGTGAAGCTCATAGAGGCGCGTGGGGAGGGAGATAGCCCCCGTATCTCCTTATGGTTTGATAAGCAATTAAGGGATGTTTTTATCTCTCTTATTTCCTTGTCATTCTGCAAGCAATTAAGGCAAGTTATTTCTTTGCTTATCTGCTTATCATTTGGTAAGCAACAAATCCAAAATAACAGACTTTTAAACCGCTCTTATCTCCTTGTCATTTGGTAGGAAAATAAGGGGAGTTATTTTAGTTCTTATTTCCCTATCATTTTGTAAGGAGAAAACCCAAATTAAGGAAGCTAATAAGTCTCCTTATCTCCTTACAGTTTTTCAGGGAGCAAAATCAAAATAAGCGATGTTATTTCCTGTCTTATTTCCTTACCGTTTGACAAGGAGAAAAACGAAAATAAGGAGCTTTTAAATTCGTCTTAACTCCCTATCGTTTTGTAAGCAATTAAGACGGCTTATTGTCGTCCTTATCTGCTTGTCATTCTGCAAGGAGTAAATCGGAAATAAGAGGGGTAAAAACTCCGCTTATCTGCTTGATAAATGATAGGGGGGAGATAGCCACTTTCTCGGCGTTCGCTCGGAGTTCAACACACATAACCCTGCCATTTGTCAGGCATATTTACTGCCACTACCTAAGCAAAATCTCACCTTTTCTAACCATCGGTAAACCTCTCTACCTTTGTAAAACCTTAGTATTTTTAAGTATGTAACCTTATACTAATCTTATACTTTTTATATATGCAACCTAACCCTTACCTCACCCTTTTTTTGGAACGTTTACCGCACCCTTTTTGGAACGCTCTGCTTACTTAAATCCTTGATATATCTAGCTTTTTTAACATTTAAACCGTCTAATATGTAGTATTTGTTCGTTTTGTAAATTGCACACTACTACAAATTATCTCAGGGATCCCAAACCATTCAGCCAAAATCTATCCCCTTTTTCAATATACTTCAAAAACTTCTTATAGTGCTTATGATACCTGTCACGTTTCATATACCTTGGTCTTTCAGGGAAACCATCAAACATATATCCACCACGTCTAGGACTCCACCCTGGTTCTACCTTTCTGGCTTCTTTTAGTGCAAGCTCCCAGTAGTATTGGCAATCCGTTTTACTGCGGTTCAGGGTACTCTTGTGGATATCTAGACAAGTACCGCAACTAAAATATAAATACCGTTTATAAAGCAACCTGCACCGTCTACCACAATCAGGGCAAAGAAAGAAATATCGATTACCTCCCTTAGTACCTGCTATTCTGTCTAATTCAAATGATTCTCCACCAAAATCAATCATTAAACTATCCAAATCAATCTCTAAATATTGACCGTCCAACTCGGCTATACCCTTAGTTATTCCTCTCAGCTTCATTGATTTAGTGATTGTTTCTATTGCTAACCGCTTCATTATTTCCCCCTATATGGAAAAAACCAAAACTATTGACTTGTTAACAAAAAGGGGATTGCTCCCCTGTGTTCTACTTCAAATGCTCTGTATAACCAGCAAGGCCTTTATATTCGCCCTCTACGTCCAACTTTTGGAGTAGGCTAATACTTTCATCGCCTAGCTTTTCCAACGTACCAAAAGCAGTCATAGAGTCCATAGGGATAGGTGTATCAGAAAGCAAGCGATCAGCATAGTCTAATAGTTCCAGCTCGTAGTCTGTGACTTTTTCCAGCAAACTCTCAAAATCCTCTGACTCTTTGAGTTGAAGCACGCGCTCCCGTTTGTAACGTTCTTCAAATACTTCATCGTTCACTGGTTGGTTGTAGTAGTCTTTAAAACTGTCACAAATACGCTTGAAGGTCTTGTTTAGTTTGCTATCCTCCACATACTCGGCGACAAGCGTTCCCTTATCCTTGTGAGTTATTGAAATAGATGGTACTTCATAAGTTCCAGTCATATATCCCAGTAGCGCGTGACCTGCTACCATAGCAGTATCTAGGTCTTTAAATTCGTAAGTGAAAGTAAATGTTTTTGCTTTATCTGAAAATGTTTTTAGTGTCATGTTGTTTTTCCTCTTTCTGTTTTAAGGGTGTCACTAGTAGTTACACCATTGCAAGGGGGTCGGTACTATCTACCCCATTTTGTTACCTTCTTTAGTGATTTTGTTACCTTCTAGGTAACATAGTTCAGCCTTACACCCCCAAGGGTTTAGACCCTTTTGTTACCATGTTACCTTCTTTTGAAGTCATAGCCCTTATATATAAAAATACTATTTTTTCCCTATATAGAGAGTTAAAAACAAGGTAACAAGGTAACATTTTCCCAAAAAAGTCAGTAGTATCAAGGGTTTAACAACGTTACCTTCTTTCTAAACAAGGTAACAAGAAGGTAACATTTTTGGGTAAAAACCTAGATATACCAAGGGTTTAGGGCATAAAAAGAAGGTAACATTTTAGTCTTTAACGACAGCGTGATTAGTTTTGGATAGTTTGGTTCTTTCAAACTCTAGCGGATCTAGTTTGTCATAATCTTCAACTTTGACCCTCGCTCTTTTAAGTTTGTAATGATTGGGTGTTAACTGTTGTAAGTGTCTTATCGTTTCTTTTCCTGCCCCGTAAACATTGGGCTTGGGTATTCCCATATCTTCAGCATAATGTTTCAGCGACCTAGTTAGTATAAAAACAGGTACTACGTCCAGCTCATGCCAACCTTTTTCCATGTATTCATGCTTAACCCATGAAAGTAAGTAGTCATTATCCTCCTGGTATTCTTCTAGGAGTCCTTTAACTGCTTTAGGTTCGATAAAGTGAGTAAATGGCTCTTGATTGATAGCTTTGTAAAGTGCATACTCTAATACTTCATCATTGGCCAAAAATTCATTTTTTATCCAAGGTTTTTCCTTCTCCCCGTTAAAGTCAGCATTAAAAGGGACGATCATAATTCTACGATACCAGCCTTTTGTCTTGTTGCCACCATTGGGGATATAGTTGCCTGAAAAGATATTGAATAGCTTAAAGGTAGCTTCAAAAGCTGGCCGACCTTTGGGGTTGACTAGAACAGTGTCGCCACTAGTGATACTCATTAAATCAGACGGATTTTTTAAGTATTCGTTTGGGGCTTCATCTCCGATATTACAAACTTTACCTACCAGGGTTTCTAAGTTATGCTTTTCAGCAAACTGTGCAGGCTTTAAGGCTGATATATTACTTTCCCCTATCAGGTTGATAAGGAAGCGCTGAAATGTCCCTTTACCATTGTTACCGTCCCCGTAGAAGATGGCAAACTTATTTCGGGTATGGTTAGGGTTGATAGCTTCAAGGATAATCTGCCAAAACAGTGTTACCAGTTCACTATCATTACAAGCGATTGAGTTTAGCCAATCATCAAAAGTTTTGCCCTCTCTATCTGTTGGGACTCGTTTAGGCGCGTGGTAGGCCGTGCTTATCTTACTTGTAATTACATACTTAGGACTAAAGGGGAGTAGCTCCTTAGTTTCTAAATTGATAATGCCATTCTGTACTGGAATGAGGTTGGAACTTTCTAAAGGTTTTCGTATCTTTGCCAATGTTCTAACCATTAACTTAATCTGAGGCCACTCTCTGGGTTTAATTCTAACGTCAAAGGTCTTACACAAAAGATTGAATAGATCATTACTAGCGGTATAGATACCCTCGTCTAAATCATAGATATAGAGCAAGCTATAATCAGGTATATTGCTCTTGCTGATAAAAGTAAATGTGACAATCTCGCTCAGTATTTTTGCTACTGTGAATGTCTGGGGCATGGCCACCTTTTCGGTAACGTCCCCTGTGGTCTCATTTACCTTAGTTTCGGTATGTTCTGCCCGCCATTCTTCTCCAGCTTTAAAGATACGATTTTCAAGCTCCTTCATCGTTCTAGGAGGTTGTTCTTGCTCTCTGACCTCCGTGATTTCACTTTCTAGGTTTTCTAATTCTTCTAGTTCTATGGTTCTAACCTCTCTTTCTGTATTCAGCCCGTGCTATACTGCTAAAAGTACGGTCTAACTCTTCAATTGGTAATGGTTCACTGGTGACGCTATTAGCTATCTTAGATAGTTCATAAGCCGTTTTTAGGTCGCAATCAACCCACTTATTAAAGAGTAAGCCTACAAAGCGTGTCAATGCTACGTTACGCCCTCCCTCGTCTCCAAATCCATTGAAAAGCGTATCAATGATCCTCATGGTCATAGATTTCTGACCGCTTGGCCTTGGAGTGTATGGAAGGCTTGTAGCATTCTGTTTGACTGGTTCAGCCGTTGTCTGTGGTACTGGATAATCAAGTCCATGCTCCACAATCTTTTGATAACTTGCAGGGTCGCCTGTTGTTACTGGTAGCCCTTGAAGTTGTGACCATGTTAAACTGGCCATGTCAAAGGGTAGGCCAATCTTGTCAGCAATCTCTCTCACTACCTGCTTATAGGTTGCCTCGTTCATCACGTTGTCAGGCTTCACTACAAGGCGAAAACGGGGCTTTTCTAAGCTATGTTTGATAGTCGGGTATAAGATATAGGAGTAGCCAAATAAAGCGCTAGAAACG